TTAGTTTCTGAAGTTGCTGCGTTATTTTCTGAAGTTCCAGCATTAGTTTCAGAAGTTCCAGCATTTGTTTCACTTGTACTTGCGTTACTTGCTGATGTACTTGCATTAGATGCTTGAGTAGTAGCTATTCCTGCTTGAGTAGTTGCAATACCTGCTTGAGTAGTTGCAGTTGATGCGGATGAAGAAGCTGATGATTCAGAACTAGCTGCATTTGTTTCTGATGTACCAGCATTAGTTTCTGCTAATTCTGCGGCAGTCTGTGCTGTTTCAGCATTAGTCTCTGCAGTTTCTGCATTTGTTTGAGCTGTCTCTGCATTAGTTTGAGCTGTCTCTGCATTAGTTTCAGCAGTTTCGGCTGCAGTTTGAGCTGTTTGAGCATCAGTTGCTGAACTTGCGGCTTCGCTAGCTTTAGTGGTTGCTGTTGCTGCACTCGTTGCAGCAGTTACTGCATCTACTAATAATTCAAAATGATCTGTATCTGTAAGTAAATCTCCAATAACACTATCTGCTACACAAATATAAACATTGTTAAGTTGAGGAGTAGTTGTAGATTTAATTATATCTCTTTGTACATAAGCAACAGTAGTTGTTGTTGCATCACTACCTTTAAAATTTCCAAGTTCTTGAGTTACAGAAATCTCTCCAGCACTATCAAAGGCTAGAATTTTATTTGCTCTATTTGTAGCATCAACTGTAAATTCAGTCGATGTCATTGTATTCGTTCTTGAAATTTTTAAAGATCTATTAACTTGTTCCTGGAGCTCTTGAGTAATAGCAATCGCTTTATCATGAGCATTTTCAATCGTATTGGCAGACATTGGATCATTATCAATTAGATCCATTGATTGTGTTTGAGCTGTAACTCTTCTTAAAATTACAGTTTCAGTAGAAGCTGGAGTATTGCCAGCTGTGAAAGTAACAGTTCCACCACCAGAACTTCCAACACCACTAATAGTATAATGTGTCGATAAAGTTTTTACAGTTTCAGTTCCAGCAGAAGATCTAATAATAACTTGCATTTCACTTTCAGCTGTAATTTTGAAAGTATAATTAAATGCTGTTGTTGATGCGTTTCCAGAGTAACTGTTTTTGATTGTTGTAGTTGATATAGTCATGTTAATTTATTCTTTTATCTCCTTGTTTTTTAGTCCATTTTTTAGTTGCTAATTTTTCTGCTCTTTGAAGTATTCCATTCCATAAAGGATTGGCTTCATCTTTAAATTCACTTTTGGCTTCTTCTTTTGCTGCACTAACAACATCTTCAAATAGAGTTAATTTATAAGTTTGATCTTGTTCATTGATGTAATCTGGATCTTTTAATAATTCTTCTAAATCTAATCTAATGGTATCTCCTGTCATTCTTGATAACAGAGAATATTCTTTTTCTTTCAATGGAACATTTACTTGAATGCCATAATCAAGTTCTCCATAATCAAGATCAAAAGTTGTAACCGATAATTTTTTTCTTAATTTAGTTGGTTCATAACCAATTTTAGTTGCTTCAACATTTGCTGGATGTTCGGTCATTGAAGAGATAACTGAAAATTTAGGAACAACTTGTCCTAACCAATCTCTATCAAAATATAAATCGTTTTCAAATCCTGGAATATTTTTTTGGATCATTGATTTAAACTCATAATTAAGTTTTCTCAAATCATCCGCATTTACTACTCCATAGTTTTCTGTTTTAACTTCTTTGCTTCCAAGATCTTCAAATTGTGAAAGTAAAGTTTGCCAAGGAACTAAACCACTTACAATTTTTTTACCTTCTCTCCAGGCAACTTCACCTTTATTATCCGACATTTTCATGTGAGAAATTAAATCTGTTAATCTTGCGGCTCCATTAAGAACTGTTGTATTAAGAATATTGTCTCCAAAAGCTACAGCATAGGCTGTTAAAAATTCGTACATCTCTTTATGAATGTTTTTCCAACCAGACCAATCATCTTGAATATTAGCAATAATATTTCCAATATCGGCTGCGTTTGCAGCAAGTAATACAGCTGGTTCAAATCCATTTAAACTTAACTGAAGTTTAGATCCAGAAAAACCAGTTAATTCTTGTAACTCTTCTGATAGAAAATTATCAAATCTAAAAGATTTAGGTTGCTTATTAGCAGCTTTTTTTAATTCGTATTTATCTCTTCCTCTTACATCTGGATCCGAACCATGAAATACTCCGAAATATCCTAATGGTCCAAATGTTGATATGAAAGCCCAGCCCATCACAGATTTAGCTTTTGCTAGTTCTGCTTTTGCTCCACCAGCTTTAAGCTCTGCTCTATAACTTCTTAATAATCTATTAGCACCTGGAGATCTTTCTAAAGCAGCTCCAGCTATATTTCCTGGAGTTCTTAAAAAAGTAAAATATTGAGAAGATAAAATTGAAATTTGATTTAAAGATTCAACATTTTTTAATCCTTGTACAGCTCCAGTTAAATCTCCAATAACATCTTTTCTTTTATTTAATGGTGTTTGAAAAGTTCTTCTTTGCGCTGCTTCAAAAGCAGTTGTTGTCATTGCTTTATCTGGATTAGTAATTAATGCTGCTAAATAATCTGCTGCTTTAGATCTACTTAAATTACCCATCTTAACTTGTTTGATGGTATCTCTAAAAGCTAAAGCATAAAGTTCACTTTGATATGCAGAATTTTTAAAATAATTATCTGCGTTCTGTAAAAATTTATATGGAATACGATCTAATGTTAAAAGCCTTCCGCTAACATCAATGAACTTACCCATAATACTATCTTGACTTACACCAAACGCATCTGCTGAAAGTGCATTAACTGGACTTTCAAATTTAGTACCAGAAATTTTACTCTCTACACCAGGTAAATTTTTATATGTCTTTAATGGATTAGTGCTTAATGGCTTAATAGATTTCATCTTTTGACTAAAAGCTCTAATCATATTTGTTGATGCAAGGTGCTCACCAAATGCCGCTGCTATATCCTCATACTCTGCAACACTATCTATAGTGCTGCCGCCATACATTCTCGCTGCAATCTTTCGTTCCGTCTTTTCCATTGCCTTATAAATCCAGTTACCACCTATGTTTTTCACATGAGTAAGTGGACCAATTAAAATATTGTTTAAAAATATCTCAACTAAAGCATCTGAAGTTTTTGCAGCTATACTTTTTTCTGCGAAATTTATTTTATTAATTAAACCTGGTGTTTCACCATACAATTCAGCAATCTTCATGATTTGCTCTTTGCCACCTAAATTCATCAAGATACTTTCTCTATTAAGTTTATCTAAATTTATGTTCTTGATTAAACTGGTGTTATTAGGTTCTTTTAAAATGTTAAGAGCTCTAGCTGTTTCTGTTTGAACACCTTTATAAATTTTAGTTAATTCTGCTGTTAAAGCATGCTGTTGAGCAAACTCTAAAGCCATTTTTGAGTTATCTCCAGCCTCACTCATTAATGCTGTTCTTAAAGTCATTAATTTTTGATGCTGTGTTATTAGTAAATTCTTTGCAGCTTTTATCTCATGAGCATTTAAAGCTGATCCAGGAGTTAATTTTAAAAGATTAGCAGTTAATGTTTCTGGATTATCAATTCCTAATAATGTTGAAAGTTCGTTTGTTTCTTTCCAAGTAACAACGCCTCTAGTTTGTTTTTTAATTTGTTTTGAATATTGATTACCAAGAACTCTAATTCCAGCTAATACATCATCATTAGCATTAATTTTACTAAAGTTTAAAATATCACTTTCATTACCATCAAGATCTGCATTCTTTAAAACTTTTTCTTCTTCAGTTAAAAACTCATCAACCATTCTTTTGGAAGATGGTTTTGGAGCTTGAACTTTATAAGTAACATTTTTAGGAGCAAGATTAGGAGCTACTGTTGAAGTTTTAACTGTTAGAAAATCTGTATCTTGTGGAACAAGATTTCCTGTATCAACTGCTTTTATTTCGCCAGATTGTATTTTTTCAATCTTACCTTGAGCTTCCTCTAATAAAGTTTGTGTCTCATCTTTTGTAAATTTTTCTGTACCAATTGGAAATTTTTTAGGTTTAACTTTAGATTTTCCAATGGCATTGATTATAGCTTTAATCACCATGTTTTTAATTCCTGATTATTTTTGTGAAAACAAATATTTGAAGATATTTATTTATTACTATTAATTTGTCGTTTGTGAAATAATATTGTTTTTCATATTATCCGATACTGCTTTAGCTCCCCAGGTAGATAATCCTATACCACCAAATAATTCAAATAGAGGTTGAGAAGTTTGTTGAACAGAATTTTTCATCTCTGAAGTTAATTCTAATACTGTTACTGGAATTTTAGATGTGCTTGCTATACCTTCATTAACTAATTGTAATCCAGTATCAACCTCATCATCATAAACTTTAGCATTCCACTTCTTACCATACTTTTTAATAAAGCTTGGAATACCTTTGTTGTATAAGTTGCTTTTACCTTCGCCACCAATCTCAATTTTTTTATCTAATTTAATATTTGGATACTCATCAGTCTCATCAATTATTGATTTATAATCTGCAACTATTTTTTTAGCATCATCATCAATTGCTGGTCCTTTTTTTATAACTTTATTTAATACATCTTTTCCAAATTCTTTTTCAATTCTATCGAATGTATAAATCTCATCAATTTGTGTAACACCATTTTGATCTCTTGCCATAAGACCTACTTCTTTTCTCATGTCATCAAAATATGTAATATTAAAATTATCTACTCTTTTCGTAAGATTATAT